GCCGTCCCCTTCGCTACGGCGTCTGGGCACGCGACGGCAGTGGTGGCTACGACTTTGAGCGAACGGTCGCCGCCCGCAATGTCTACCAACTGGGATATTACGATCGCTTCGACCAGATGCGGGGAATCTCGCTGTTGGCCCCGGCGATAAACACCTTTAGGGATCTTTACGAGGGATTTGACTATGCCCTGGCCAAGCTGAAAGTATCGCAGATGTTCGGACTTGTCCTCTCGCGCGAAAGCGCCGAGGGATGGAGCGACATCACCAAGGATGACTCGGTCAGCGGTGGTTACCAGGTCGACATGGGAAAAGGCCCGATCATGCTCGATCTCGACCCCGGCGACGAAGCAAGCGTCATCGAGAGCCGCCAGCCCAGTGATGAATTCCAGCACTTCACCCAGCAAATGATCAGCCTGGGACTGAAAAGCCTCGATATCGATTACAGTTTTTACGATACCGGGCACACGAACTTCTTCGGAAGTCGCAGCGCGTTCATCCATTACGAGAAAGCCTGCAAAAGTAAGCGTCGAGACATCCAGCACCTGCTCGACCGCATCACCGGCTGGCGAATGAAGATGTTCATCGCAGACGGTACGCTCCAGCTGCCTGCCGGCATGACCCTTGGCGATTTGAAATGGTCGTGGCTGCCCGAGGGAACGCCGTGGTGGAATCCGCAGCAGGAAGTGAACGCGAACATCGCCGCCATCAATGCCGGCCTCACTACCCGCAGCCAGGTCGTTCGGGAAGTTCACGGTAAAGAGTTTAAAGACATTGTCGATACCCTTGCCGAGGAAGAATCGTACATGAAAGCGGCAGGAATCACGGTCGACATGACCGGGATGCCGCTCGGGGACGTAGACGAAGCCATCGAGGTGCAGCGAACTGACATTAACCTGGAAGAGGACGACTAAATGAACGAACAAGTACCGGCCACCGCCATGTGCCTGAACGCTGGCGACATTACCATCACCGAGTCGACCAGTGCCGAGGGCGCAGCGACCACCTACGATGTGAGCCTGCTTGCTCGCTCCAGCGGCCCGATCGAACATTGGTACTGGGGCCAGCAGACCGTCCACGACTTCTCGGGGATGCGTGTTGCCGAGAAGATCCCAATCGACTTCAACCATGACACTGCCGAAGTGATCGGATACCTGGATACGTTCAGCCAGGAAGCCGAGGGTCTTCGCGTTAGCGGCAAACTGGTCAGCTTTGGTGACAACGACCGAGCCGCTGAGATCGCCAAGAAAAGCCGTGCCGGCATTCCATGGCAAGCCAGCATTAACTTCGGAGGCGACGGTATCACGGTCGAGAAGTTGTCTGAGAACACGTCCACGACAGTCAACGCTCGGCAGCTGGCCGGGCCAGCGACGATCATCCGCACGTTCCCGCTTCGGGGCGTTGCGATCACACCGTACGGAGCAGACGAAAATACGGAAAGCGTGGTGCTTTCTGGCAAAAAGGAATTCACGGTAACTATTTCAGAAGAGGAAACACAAATGAGCGAACTCGAAACCTTGGAAGAAAAGCAAAACGAAGACCAGGTTGTAGCCGAGGTGGAAGCTGACGCAATCAACGAACAGGAACAACTCGAAGACGCGGAAATCGCCGCCACGGCCGTGGAAGAAGCACCCGCTGATGATCAGCAGGACGATGCCGAACCAGCCCAGCTGTGCCAAGCGGACGGTAAACGATTCGTCGAACTTTTTGGCGAACAAGGTGCCGTCTGGTTTATCGAGGGCAAGAGCGAAGCAGAATGCTTCGGCCTGCATGTTGCAAACCTGCAAGAAAAGGTAGCTGAGTTGTCAGCAGAAAACGAGAACCTGCACGCTCTGGTCGAAAACCAGGAAGACGGCGAAGAAGCCCTCGCCTTCAGCCAGGGACCGCAGCCCGTCAACGAATTGGCCGCCCGTGCCAAGGAACTGCAAGCCAAGGGAATCGAGAACGACTTTGTTGCCAAGATGGCCGCACGTATCGAGAACCAGATCCAGTAACCAGGGGTAACCCAGGAAACCACCCTACTTTTTTTTAAGGAACAAGAGTTATGGCAGACGCCTATATGACATCCGCGACGATCGTAAATTTCAACGAGTCCGACCTGGAGTTCGATGTCAGCGATGTGCTGAACGATGCTCCCGTGCTGGCAGCTTTGAGCGCGTTTAGCGTTCCTGGCACCCAGTTAAAATATATGAAGCAAACAGCAGCAGCCCAGACTGGTTTTCGACAATTAAACGCGGGTGTTGAAAATACTGTTTCGACTTACAGCCAAGTCAGCGTTGACCTGGCGATTGCAGACGGCAGTTTCAACATCGATATCGCTGCCGCCGAAGGCTATCGCCTTGGCCCAGCGGCCTTCATCGCCCTGCAAATGCGAAACCACATGCGTTCACTGATGTTCAAAGTCGAAGATGAACTCCTGAACGGGGACAACACCGATGGCTTTGCGTCACTTTCTGACGAACTCGACGCAGTAGCTGACGAAACCGTCATCGATGCGGGAGGCACCACAGCGGACACCGCATCATCTGTCTACCTAATTCGATCTGGGATGAACGATGTGCAGGTCGCGTGGGGCCAGGAAGGCGTCATCCAAGCCAAGGACACCACGATCGTCCGCACGGCTGATGCTTCCAGCAAGCACTTCCCGAGTTACTTCACGGCCGTCACCGGTTACGTGGGACTCATCTACGGTAGTGCCTACTCCGCTGGCCGTATCTGTAACATCACCGAGGATAGCGGCAAGGGATTGACCGACGACCTCATCAGCCAGGCACTCAGTAAGTTCCCGGCCGGACGTGGGCCGAACATGCTGGCGATGAATCGGCGTTCCTTGCAGCAACTTCAAGCTTCAAGGACAAGTACGAGTATTTCTGGCGCTCCAGCACCGTTTCCCAGCTCCAGTTTTGACGTCCCGATAATTTTGACTGATTCACTCAGTAGCACGGAGGCATTAGTCTCGTAGTGAGCCTGTCGACAACGATTAGTGCGAACTTCAAAACCTTGCAATCAGCTGCGGGCGTGGACATTGTCTACGCTCGCGGCGATCGCACGGTAAGCCTCCGCGCGGTCCCCGGTGACACCTCGTTTGTCCAGCAGACCGGGGAAGGTTACATGGAGACGGTTGAAAGTCGGGACTTCATCTTCCCAGCCTCAGACCTCTCGCTCGGCGGCACCGCAGTTCTACCTGATCGCGGCGACATGATTACTGAAACGGTAAACGGTGTGGAGCAATCCTACCCGGTTACCAGCGGCGGGGGTTCGCGTTATTTTCGGTACGCAGATCCTTACCGCACGATTTTGCGAGTTCATACGAAACTGACGTGATATGCCTGACTCCGACTTGGTTCAAATCTGCGATGCCCTGGTTACGCACCTGGCAGCACAGTCGCTCTCCAAGACCTTCACGGTCGAGAAAGACTACCTGCCGGACTTCGAGCGTGAGCAGCTACAAAGCACCCAGGTCAGCGTCTATCCGCAATCCACCTCGATCGCGTTTGCCTCGCGCACGACCGACCAGCTTGTTTACACGGTCAACGTCGTGATCCGCAGCCCGGTGGCGGCCAGTGCCAACCCGGACATCGGTGGCGAACTGTACTTTGCACAGGAACTTCGAGATTCACTTGAGAGAGTGAACCTCAGTAGTGCTTCCTTTACCGGAGCGCAAACCGAGCCGGCCTACGACCTGGAAACGCTTAACGAACGCAACGAATTCTTGACAGTTATTACAGCAACCTACCTGCAAATTAAATAAGGAACACAAAAATGGCATACGTATTGGGACTCAATGCGAAAATGTATCGCGAAGACAGCGCGACATGGTACGAGATCGAGAACGTCAAGGATCTCACGCTGAACCTTGAAGGATCAACAGCCGACGTTACGACCCGTGGCGGCAACGGCTGGCGACAAAGCGTCAAGACGCTCAAGGACGGCAACGTCTCTTGGACGATGGTTTACGACACCGCCGACGTTGATTTTACGGCGATTAAAAACGCCTTTTTGAACAACACTGATATCACATTGCAAATCATGGACGGCGACCGGACCACAGCCGGTACGCAGGGCCTCCAGGCCGACTTTAGTATTACGGGATTCAACATTAACGAGTCGCTTGAAGAGGCGATGACTGTCGATGTAACGGCGGTGACGGCCTACAGCAGTACGGCACCAGCGTGGACCACTATATCGTAACTTAACTTGATTGGGGCGCGCACTATGGCAAGTTTTACAGATGTGAACGGCCAGAAATGGCTTGTGTCATTAAATGTTCATTCGATCAAGCAGGTCAAGGAACTGCTGGACGTCGACCTTTTATCAGACCAGGTCCATGAAACCCTGGCTTGCTTGATGGATGACATCGTTAAGACTATCGACATCCTGTATGTCGTCTGTAAAGAGCAGGCAGACAAGGCAGGAATCGATGACGAAAGTTTTGGTAAGAACCTCGGAGGGGACAGCCTGCATGAAGCGGTTGAATCACTGGTGACTGCCTTGGTGGATTTTTTCCCGAACCCGCAACGGCGGGAGTGGGTGATGAAACTGTGGGAAAAGACCACGGGGCACCTGGCGAAAGCGGACGCGGAGATGCTGGCG